TTTGCAATTTTATGATATTTCTTGAATGTATAGGTTCGAGAGCCTGTCTCTCCGCTAGGTTGATTGAATATAGTCCCGTAGAATTTATTCTATGGGACTTTTTTTATGATAATCAATCTAAATTTTTAGAAAAAGTCGTAATTTCCTTTGGGGATAAATCGTGTATTTAGTTTTCTATATGATCGGTTGCTCGTGTAATTGAATCTGAAAAAAATCAGAAATGTTTTTTTGAATAGCTGAATTAATCTTCTAGGGGTATAGCGCGTTTTTATTGCTTGTAATCCTTTGTTGCATTTTGTTGAGTTCGAAAACGCAGTACGGTTTGACATCATGGAAATGGGTTGTCCGATGTTTGTCCGACCTATAAACGGACAAAAGCTGCAACTTTTTGAGTTACAGCTTTTTATCTCGGCACGGGAAGAGAGGCTCGAACTCTACAGAAACTTTGTCCTTCTTTCCCTGTTCTGAGAATCAAGCTGTTACGTTTTCGAATTAAGTTATTATTTTATTTGGTTTGTCCCGAATTAGTCCGATTCTCTCCGGAGTTAATTAGCTGATTCATTTGCTCTAAGAGCATTATTCTTTTATCTTTTTCTTCAAGTAGACGTTCCAGCAATGCAATTTTTTCTTTGTATAGCTGTTCATTATCTCCATGAGTAGATGGATAAGCTTTAAAAGGTTTCTCCCGTTCAAAGAATACATCCATCGATACTCCGAAAAAGTCGGCTACTTTTTCCAGACGTTTTACGGTGGGATTCCCGTTCACAATTTGGCTGAGAGAAGAGTTAGCTTCCGTACCAAGGTAACTTAAAAGTTCCTTGTTTTGGATATTTTTCTCTACCAATAATTGTTTAATTATTTGTCCATTATACATTATCGTTTCATTAAAACTTGAATCAAGCGTTCTTTCTCGTTAAGCAATTCCTTTAAATGCTCTATCTCTTTTTGGCATTCATGCAGTTGAATATCACCACTCACATTGTTTCCGTTTCCATTAACTGTATGTCCGATATTCAAATGGGGCTTTTCTCGTTCAAAGAACTCGTCTATTGACACGTCAAAGAAGTCTGCGATCTTTTCGATTGTAGTACAATTAGGTATACTTATTCCTTTAATGATATTATCTAAAGTAGCTTTTGTTATACCTGCATACGTGTATACGTCTACTTTTTTGGCTCTTCTTTTGTCTATTAAATCGCTTATAATCTGTCCTTTGAACATATATTCTTAATTTATAATAAGTATAAATTAATATACTAATAGTGATTTATAGGTATATTATAATATACTTTATGGTTTTATTTCTATACATTTGCACTATAAAATTAATAATAAATACGATTGCAATAAAAATAAACCTCTAAAAAGTAATATATATGGTTATATCTGACTATTATTCATCACTCGAGATTAAGCAGAAATCCGAGTTCATTAAAAAGGTTATTGAAACATGTGGGTTCTCATATCCCACCTTTATGACAAAGATGCGTAAAGGAAGCTGGTCTAAACTGGAGCGCGAAGCCATTGAAAGAATCATCAAGGAGGATAAACATGCAGACACAGATTGAATTTTATAATACTCCTTCAGGTAAGGTTGGATATTGGAAGGATAACCAGTCTTATACATTGTCCGAAAAAACTGTGGATATTATCGAAGAAGTACTGACTATCGTGCATGATTGTTATGCAGATGCATACAAAGCCCTGGAGCAATGCTATATCCGTTCTCAGCAGAATAAGCGATATTATCATTTTCTGATGGCGAGTCGTTTTCTACGCTGTAACTGCGGTGAATCGGATACGCTCAAATGGGATTTAGACCGGCATGGCAACGTGAACATAGAACAGGTTCATTGTCCACTGAGAGGTAGCGGAGATTGCCAGTACGAGGGCATTATTTGTTTGCCACAGCGCAGTTCTGTCATCAAAGGCAGACAGTTAGAGGTAGCTGAGCTATTGGCTGAAGGATACAGCAATCAGGAGATTGCCGATTTACTATATATTTCCATCAACACCGTACACAACTTGATACAGCAAATTAAGTTTAAACTCAGATTAGATAATACTCGGGAAATCGCTTCTTGGTATAACAAAACGTATGGTTATGTATGAAACGGAATATGATAGAATTACGCGATTAAATTATGAGAGAGCATAGATATAGATTTTGATAATTATGGACAATTTAAGTGACAAAAAACGTAATCCTGAAATACAAGCTGAAATAGCTGGCATTGGCTATCTCTCACCTCATGGTGAAGCATTAATGGAAATTGCCAAAGCAGAACTGGCCTTTATCTATGAGCATCTGAAATCTTATTCCCAGAATGAGCAGATTTTTATTTTGGACTATATGTCTAGTGAAATGAATTGGAGAACAACAGAAATCGAAGATGGACTATGAACAAACTACATAAAATGCATGAATGGGAAACCTGTAATCCCGGTTATACCTTCGAACACGTTTTTTATACGGACAAATCTCAGGAGATCCGCAAAATTATCGGTGCGGTACCGGTACTGAAACGGGTACTTGTAAATAGGGTAAGGCAGAATGTTACATGGCACAGAAGAGTGCGATGGGATGGTTTTGGCCGTTGTTATGCCATAAACAGCAACTCTCGGTTGCGTCAGTATGATATCCCATTATCCAAGTAGTACTCAGTTTTTATTTACACGACAAATCATCGATATTCGTCGTATCTAAACACTCAATGACATGATATCGAATAGTGATATTGAAAAAATTCTCGACCGTGCGGACATTATAGACGTGATATCCGGTTTTGTGGAGCTCAAGCGTGCGGGTGCCAGGTATAAAGCTTGTTGTCCGTTTCATACAGAAGATACTCCTTCTTTCATGGTGGAACCTGGACGGGGTACATGGTATTGCTTTGGTGCCTGCAAAGAAGGTGGTAATGTCATCAAGTTCGTACAGAAGTACAATCACATGAATTTTCGTGAAGCTTGTTTCTGGCTGGCCGACAAATACGGAATACATATCGACGATGAACAGGAGAAGCCTTCAGCCGACGAAATACGTCGTCAGAAGAAACGCGAATCCATGCAGATCATCAATCAGTTTGCAGCCGAAGTATTCCTTCAGAACCTGTCCCGTCCGGAAGCAGACGCAGCACGTGCCAAGATCCGACAGCGCTGGGGTGATTCATTTCCGGTAGAAATGGGGATCGGATATGCCCTGGCAGACTGGTCCCAGTTATCAGATATGGCAGCATCCAAGGGATTGTCATTGGAATTGATGGAAGAAATGGGACTGATCCGTAAGAAGAAAAACGGGGGATACTATGATTTCTACCGTGACCGTATTATGATCCCAATCCGTGATCGTTTCCGGAATATTATCGGATGGACGGCCCGCGACATGAGCGAAGTGGATGGTACACCGAAATATCTGAATTCCTGTGAAAGTGATTTGTATCACAAAGGAAGCTGTATTTTCGGTATAGATAATGCCATCCGTCAGGCAGCCAAAGAAGAAAAATTCTATTGTGTAGAGGGTGCACCCGATGTTATGCGCCTGCAATCCATTGGAGTCAACAATACCATCGCCTCGCTGGGTTCTGCCTGGACTAAAGGGCAGTTTGAACAATTGAAGAGATATGCTACAACACTGTGTTTTCTTCCGGACGCTGACCCAAAACCAGTAGACACTCCATACGGTACCGGTATTGCAGCTGTGATAAAAAGTGGTGTGCTGGCTATGGAGTGTGGTTTCTCCGTTTCAGTGCGTGAAATACCACTGGGTGAAGGCAACCTGAAGAATGATCCGGATTCGTATTGTACGAACATCAGCCGTTTCAACCAGTTGGAAGAACAAGATTTCATTACCTGGTATGCCGGATATGCGTTCAACAAAGATGGTACGACTGAAGATAAAAGCGCGGCAGTCAGCCAGATTGCCAAACTTGTTGCAATGGTCGGCGACGAGGTCAAAGAGGCTATGTACCTGGCTAAACTGAGAGATACATACAATAACAAGAATCTTTGGTCGATGGCCATCAACCGGGAGAAAAAGAAGATCAATGAATCCAAAGCCGGTAAATCGCAAGTCATCAATCGGGATCTGCTGGCAAAATACGGTTTCTTTGAATCCAACAACTGCTATTATTCCACTAACGACGGCAAGGAGTTCCAGTGGTCTAACTTCATCATGCTACCGATGTTCCATATCAAAGACTCCTTGATGCCTAAACGTTTGTATCGTATCAAGAACCAGAACCGTCAGGAGGAAATTGTGGAAATGAAGCAGGAAGACCTGGTATCCCTCTCCAAGTTCAAGCAGAAGGTTGAGGGATTGGGCAATTATATCTGGCTGGCCAGTGAAAAAGAAATGACACGCCTGAAGATGTATCTTTATGAACAGACTGAAACGGCTACTGAAATCACCCAGTTGGGATGGCAGCGCAAAGGATTCTATGCGTTTGGCAACGGAGTTTTTGATACGGAATGGCATCCGGCTGATGAATATGGTATTGTGCGGTTGGGTGAGAAAGGCAACTTCTATCTTCCTGCAAGTAGTCTGATCTATCGTGATGACGACAAGTTGTTCCAGTTCGAACGTAGGTTCGTTCACCTTAATTATTCTTCCATCAGTCTGAAGGAATACTTTTCCAAACTGGTCGGGGTATTCGGTGACAATGCCAAGGTAGGAATCTGTTTTCTGCTGGCTACTTTGTTTCGTGACATTATCACTGGATATACCAAGAGCTTTCCCATATTAAACTTGTTTGGTCCCAAAGGTTCCGGTAAGTCTGAACTCGGACACAGTCTGATGGCATTGTTCATTATCGAGAACATTCCTCCCAATATCCAGAATGCTACCATACCGGCGTTGGCCGACCTGGTGGCACAGTGTGCCAATGCCCTGGTACATATTGACGAGTTCAAGAATAATATTGATATCGATAAACGCGAATACCTCAAGGGGCTTTGGGACGGTGCCGGTCGGTCACGCATGAACATGGATCGTGACAAAAAGCGTGAGATAACTGCCGTAGACTCCGGAGTAATTCTTTCCGGTCAGGAGATGGCAACCGCCGACATCGCTCTGTTCAGCCGTCTGATATTTCTTACCTTTGCCAAATCGGAGTTCACAGAGGAAGAGAAACGCCGATACAACGAACTGGTAGAGATTCGTAAACGGGGACTCACTCACTTGACGCTCCAGATACTTCGCCACCGGGCGCGGATGGAACAGCAGTTCATCAGCAACTATCATACCTGTCTGTCCGACGTCTTAGAGGCTCTCGGAGCCGAAAAGGTGGAAGATCGAATCCTTCGTAACTGGATCATACCGCTGGCCGCATTTCGTACGCTCGAGGGGGTGCTGGATATTCCGTTTTCTTATCTGGATATCCGGCAGGTGACAGTAGATGGTATTCTGCGGCAGAATGCTGAATGCAAGAGCAATAATGAACTGGCCAATTTCTGGAATGTAGTATCCTATCTGCAACAGGATGGTGAAATCTTCATCGAAGGAGATTACCGCATCGAATACCTGAATCGTTTCAAAAGCAGTCTGATTAAGATTGAACAACAATACCAGGAACCGAAAGCTATCCTGATGATGCGTAAAAACCGTATCTTCATGTTGTATAAAAAGTTCGGCAAGCAGGTAGGAGATTCCATACTTCCTGAAGGTTCGCTTATATACTACCTGGAGAACTCCAAGGAGTACATGGGGAAGAAGAACTCTGTTCGCTTCAAGAACATTCAGCGAGGTGTAGAAGTTCAGAAGATGGAAACAACACCTACCGGAGGTATTTCCTACAAGAAAACCTCTACTCCCGATGTGGCCCTTTGTTTCGACTATCGCATGATTCGCGAAACATATAACATTAATCTTGAGGTGGAGGTAGAAGGGCAAGAAAGTGATGCATTGATGGATGATAATGAATGAGATATTACAACTTTAATTGATTGTCTGAGAGTGTAAAGGCAGCCGCTGTGAAGTGGTTGCCTTTTTTATTTTCATACCCATTCTTTGGGATGCTCAGGCTATTTCCACGGGGAGAAAACGGCTTCTACACTTTCTACACTTTCTACAATGTTGAAAAAGAGGTACTTATATATTCTACATACCTTCTACAATCTTTCTACATTTTTCTACAAATTGAAGAAAAACATAAAACCTTCTACAAAATGTTTCATTTTCTACAAGATTTCTACACTTGTAGAAAATATAAAATCTCATAAATTATTGATAATCAATATTTATCTGATTTTGTAGAAAGTGTAGAAGGTGTAGAAGGCAAAATATGTGTCATAGCTGGAGAAATTCTTTTGGATTCTAATATCAAAAGCCTTATTTTTGATATATATAATTGAAATCAAATATAAATATTACTTACTTTCTTATGAGCAGCATTGTTTTCTATCTCCGTCTGGAGCCTTACCTTCGGCAATGGCTTGTCCATTCTTTAGGCGATCCAGTTGTTTTTCCGGCACAAAGTAACGAGAATGCTGTGATTCGACGCTTCCTTCGCAAACGCCCGGAAGACATTCGTCCGGAGCTGGCAGCCGATGGACTTACTGCTATTTGCATACCCGACAGCAAAGCTAAACCTCCACAGTATTACAATTACCTCGGCAAAAAAGCTAAAGCTGCCGTAAAAGAAACAATTGAGGACTTGTTTCGTGCCAATCTTTGGAACGAAATAAGCGATCTGACTCGCCGGAACTGCGGACTTAACAAGACCATTGCTGCCTGGTGCGAAATGCATGGTATCGATGATGATTATTCCGAAACCGTTCGTCAGAAATATTACCGTATGAGAGATTCCTACAACAAAAAAGGTATCTTTTTAGGTTCTTTAACCCGAAATCGCACGGACGAGTGAGGCGATTTTAAACAACACCGTACAACACCGAACACGCATAATCTAACAATGATAATTATGGTACATTTAATTCAGAACATTAGAAAAGTTGAATGTATTGAAGCCTATCACTTGCAACATTCAGATATTATAGCCGACCGTGGAGTATGGTTGAATGTCTATCAACAATTCAACCCAATTTCAACCATCGGGCTGAGTTCAGTAGAGATTTCCGACAAAATCGAGAACAAACAGCGAGTTTTCACCACCAAACTCACCATGTTTCGGACAGAGAAGCTGTTGCCTGGTTCCAAGAAGTTCTGCTTTAAGGTGACAACCATCACCGGCTCCCAGTTCCTGATCGGATGTGCAGACAAGCCTTATCCGGTCATTCAAAATGAAGAGTCATTTCCTTCCGCAGCCAGCGGAAAGTCTGGCGTGACAGTTACTGTTACCCTGACTTCTACCATTCCGATGCTTTCCATATTAGATTAAGGTCTTTTTATGCAGTATATATAAGGTGTTAATATTGCATAGACTAATTTTCGACAATATGGAATATAACCTTAGTATTGATTCACACATCGGCCCATGGGGATATTCAAAGAACTATATCCGTAGTCAGATGTCAGGCTTCAAGAACAAGCCTGTCAATGTACGCATATCATCCCTCGGCGGTTCGGTGGATGATGCGCTCGACATCCGGCAGCAGTTCCTTGATCACGGTAATGTGACGTGCTATCTTTTCGGTTATGTGGCGAGTGCAGCTACCATTCTGGCTACTGGAGCCAAGAAAACCTGTATGTCCAAATATGCGTTTTATCTTATCCACAAAGTATCGAACTGGATAGATGCCTGGGGTAATTACAATGCCGACCAGATTCAGCAGCTTATTGATGATCTGAAAGCTAACAAGCTGGAGAATGATAAGATGGATTTGGTACTGGCCAATCTTTACGCCAATAAGTGCAAGAAAAAGGTAGATGACATTCTTCCTATTTTAAAAGAGGGCCGCTGGCTTACTGCACAAGAAGCACTTGAATACGGATTCATTGATGAAATCGTAGAAGAAGGTTCGAAACTGAACTTCGACGACTCGATGAAGACAAAGTTTAACATGTTCCACCTGCCGGCATTGCCCGCCATAGAAACCAGGGCACAAAGTCCGGAAGCTGATACAGCTCCCAGCTGGTTCAATAACTTCGTCAATAAGTTCTTAAAAGGACATCAGCCGGAAGCTGCACAGACACAAAATAAATCACTTAATCAGTCAAAACAAATGAAAAAGGATTATCAGAAAGTCAATTCCATCTTGAAAATCGAGGGTGTGGAAGTTGACAAAGATGGTAAGGTGACGCTTACCGAAGATCAGGTCAAGGCCCTCAATGACCACATCACCAATCTGGAGCAGGAATCTTCTGATAAAGACAATCAGATTTCCGATCTGAAGAAGCAGAATGAGAACCTGCAAAAAAATGATGGTGAGGAAACCACACACATCAATGGTGATGAAGGAGAGGATGACGACATTACAAAACTCAACACAGCACAAGAAATGTTCAACGACGTAAAAGACTTGTTATAAGATGGCAGACACAACAGGACACGTAAAAATTACGGATGAGCAGCTGGCCAAGTCGGCTGTTCGTTATCGAAAGGAATTACTGATGATGCCGGTTCTGGCATTAGGTACAACATTACAGCACATGACGCAGAGACCGGGTGTTCGCGGTAAAGAAGTGGTTGGTGAACTATCGGGTGATATTGAGCTGGGTCCTTATGACGAAGGACGTGAAGATACTGATGGCGTAGGTATCAATCCACGTACATTGGAAACTTTCCTTGGTAGCGTAGTAAAGAAATTTTCTCCCAACTCAGTATGGCAGACTGTATACGGCAACCTGATTACGAAAGGCGAGGCTCTGAAAAATGTAGATATTGCCCGTCAGGTTTTGGCATTCCTGACTGCAAAAATGGGTGCTAACCTGAATGCTTCTATTTGGAATGCGAAACGTAACGATAGCGGTACCAAGACCAAAGAACTTTTCAATGGTTTTGACACCATTACCAAAACTGAAAAAGACGCAGCTAAAATCTCTACTGATTTGGGTAATATGTTCACCATCGAAGCAATCAGTAAAGATAACGCCGTAGATGTCTTGAAAGCATTTTACCGTGCAGCTGATCCGGTTTTGCGGGAAACTCAGACTAAATTGTTTATACCTCAGGACGTATACGACAATTACGTAGATGATTACCAGGCTACAGTGGGGCACGTTCCTTACAATACTAGCTTCGAAAAGACTGTGCTTGAAGGATCTAATGGTCGTTGCGAATTGGTTCCCCTGGCTAATAAAGCAGGTTCACCATTTATTCATCTGACTACCAGGAGCAATATGCTTGTAGGTTTCGGAAATGGTGCCGATGCTGAAAATATTACGGTAGAAAAGCATCACGCTTTCAAACTTGATTACATTGCTACAATGTACTTCGGTACAGAGTTCGAATCTATTTCTAAAGAGCGCCTGCTGGTTGGTACCATCGATGGTACGACTTCGGTTGTCGCTGGTATAGGAGGTTAAATTATGGCAGTAGATTGTACTAGTAAGGGGATGTATGAATCTCTTTCCTGGTGTCCAGGTCAGACATCTACACCAGGCATCAGACGTAAAGTATATTTTATCCCGAAGAGCTGGATTGAAAAATGGCCGGCACTTCCGGCGATTGACGGGGCAGAGAGTATGGCTGCTTTGGCAACCTACGAAGGTGACTTTGTTTTGGCTGCTGATAAGAAATGGCAGTATATTGAACTACTGACCACAAAATCATCTATTAGTGCAGAGTCACAAGGTGAAATGCCTTCCAAGACTTTTCTGAATAAAGCTACATTGGTTCATGCTGGAACCGATGAAGAAGCATCAGGATTTTGTCGTCAGGCAAATATTGATGAATTAATATTCCTTTGCCAGCAGAAGAATGGTAAGTTCCGCGTAATTGGTTCAGAAGCGTTTGATCCTTCAGTTACCATTTCTCAAACTTCGGGAGAAGGAGATACCGGTACCGCAGGCACCACTCTGGAGGCACAATGTACAGATATTTGCCCGTCACCATTCTATACGGGTAAAATCGAAACTGAAGATGGCGAAATTTCCGGAGCAGATGGTAGTACCATCCTTCCGGGAGGCTAATTAAAAGGAGAATATAGTTATGTATATAGATGAACAGTTAACTACAGACATGCAAGGCTGGCTCAATACGGAGCCGGCTAAGCGTGACCTGATGAAAGGTGCGGAAATGGTACTCAAACTGACCCGAAACCGCATTCTGTTTCAGAATATTTCCCGCAATCCGCAGAAGTTTGCGAGCAAGATTGAGTATGAGCTGAAGAAATATCTGGCGATCCGTCTGGACCGCAAGACGATTCAGGACGTGGTTAAGATGGACAAAGAGCTGGTTCCGGCAGTAGCGGAAACGCTGGCCACCTTCCAGCCTGAAATCAGTTCCGATGACGACACATCGCAAGAAGCTACCATCGCAAAGGGTAAACGCGCGGATCACGATTCATTGCCCGAAGAGATCCGCCAGCTTTGGGAGGACAATAAGGATATCTACTTCCGCCTGAAGCAAACTTTTGAAACATTGAAAACCATGAAGGATGCTCTTCCATGCGACAGATACGAATACCTGAAGCAATTGGAAGAGCTGGATGCCAGATATCGGGATAACATGGACAAGTACGACCATTTCAATCCGGATGCCCAAGGTACCGAAGAGACAAAAGGTGAATCTCCTGACGATCCGGCTGAAGTGGCAAAGAAAGTCAGTGCAGCCCGCGGTTATCTGTCAGACAACAAAAAGAAACTGGCAGAGCTGAAAGAATCCGGAGATCAGGAAAAGTACGAGAAGCTGCTGGCTAAGGTACAGCAGAGATACGACTTCCTGATTTCTACTGGAAACAACGTAGGAGAAGACCAGGTGAATGCCTTACGTGAATTAGGGTTGAAAGCATGAAACATGTAAACCGATTGCTGAAGCCGTTATCCGATGTGCCGTTACAAGCATACCTGGATAACCGGCTTCAGCTTTTTGATGTACTCGAGTACATCCTGTCACAGACCGGACCGGCTAAGGTCTATGTATCCACCTTTTCTACATCCGAAGAGTTCTTGCGCCGGTTGTTTTCGCTTCGCAAACGGAAGATGATTATTCATTCCGTCCTGCTGGCCGATCTGAAAGCAGCCAAGAAAACTGTAAACTTGTACACTTTTATGTCTTCCGTGTTTGATGATGTGTACCTTACGGAAAATCATTCCAAGGTGCTGCTTATCGAGAATGACCGTTGGATGGTTACAGTTGTTACCAGTCAGAACCAGACACGGGGAAACCGGACCGAATGTGCGATGGTTACGACGCAACCTGACATCTTCCTTACCTTACGAGACCAGTTTTCCGAAATTATTAATACCCGTAGCATACACCTTAATGGAATTCACTTCAGCACAGATTGACAGAATCAAGAAACTTGCCACGATGCTCACCCCAGTATCAGACATTGCAGTTCTGATGGATGTAGACGAACGCCGTCTGCGAGAAATCATTTCCGACAAGTCCCATCCGGCCAGCATAGCCTACCGCAAAGGTAAAGCTGAACGGGCATTGCAGATCCGGCAAAATGAGCTGGAGCTGGCCGAAGCCGGTAGCCCGCTGGCGGTGCAGCTTGTGGGTTCCTACATCCGTGACATGGATTCTGACGAAGATTTATAACTATGCCATTACCTGCGACTATTGATATTGCAAAAGAAAATCTCTTTGCCTCGGTTGACGAGATGAAAGAGCGTAATATACCCGAAGTCATTCAGCAACGCCTGCTCCGGCTTCGGGATATGTATAATTACTGGCTTCAGTACCCACGTATACGGGAGCAGGAAATCGTATTGGAGCTTCAGAAACGATACCAGATTCAGAAGTCAGCTGCTTACGAAGATATTCGGCTCATCAAATATCTACTGGGTGATCTGAACAAGGCTACAAAGGACTACCATCGATACCGATTTATCCAACGAAACGAAGAAAGCTATGAGATGGCTAAACGTATGAAGGATGCCAGGGCAATGGCTGCCTGTGACAACTATTACGCCAAATATATGCAACTCGACAAAGAGGATGCCAAAGATATGGGTTACGACAAGATTGTGATTCAGCCGTTCCAACCTGACAGCGATCCGACAATTTTGGGTATCAAACCCATACCCAACATCAGGCAGCGTATTGCAGATAAGATCAAGCAGTATATGAACGATGATGTTCAGGACATCCAGTTCGAGGATGCTGACTTCAACGAAGACGACATCTTCAATCCTAAAAAGTTACAGGAGGAACCGAAACCATGAGAGAATATTTTCACGAAACCCAGCAGCAGGTTCTTTACACTCCTGCTAAAGATATAGTTCTTTGTGCTGGGCGTGGTTGGGGTAAAGGTCCGATTCATGCCGCAATCAACTTGCGTAACATGCAGCGTATGCCCGGAAGCATCACTGGCTTTGTGGCGGCCAACTGTAAACGTGCCCTCACCAATACCATCCCGTCCATGCTGATCCATTGGCAGCGATGGGGATTCAAGCGTGATGTCCACTGGACAATCGGCAAGAAGCCTCCGAAGTCGTGGGGGTGGGGTGAGCCTATCTTCCAGCCAGACAACTGGGAGAATGTAATTTCATTTTATAACGGATCCATCGGCTACATTATCAGTCAGGACCGTTCCGGAACATCCAATTCTTTTTCTCTTGACTACCTCGACATCGACGAAGCGAAGTACATCGACTTCGAGCAGCTGAAAGACGAAACCCTTCCGGCGAACCGAGGTAACAAACAATACTTTGGTCATCACTACTTTCATCATGGCATGCTGATTACTTCCGATATGCCGGTGACAAAGAAAGGTTCCTGGTTCCTGGACTATGAAAAGAAATGCGATTCGGAACTGATTGAAGTCATCCAGGCGACAGTGCATGAGATTTGGCGAACAAAGAAACGAATCCGTGACCTTCAGGCTAAATCTGAATCTGTACCTTTGTATCTGAAAGACTATCTGCGCACCCTGAACCGTGATGTATGCCGGATGGGTTCTGTTGCCGTTTTATATCGTGAGTTTTCCACAATCGAGAATATGCAGTTGCTGGGCGAAGCATTCATTAATCAGATGAAGCGTGACCTTCCTCCGCTTACCTTTCAAACAGCTATCCTGTGTAGGCGTATCGGCATCAGCAAGGACGGGTTTTATTCCAGCATGACAGAAGGACACAAGTACAACGCTACAGACTTTAGTTACCTGGACAGTCTGGAATATCAGTTCGACAAAATCAAGGAGCCTTCCTGTCTGATGGATGCTGATCTCGATAGAGATAAACCTATCTGCATTGCCTTCGACTTTAATGCCAACATCAACTGGTTGGTAGCCGGGCAGCCTGATAGAAATAAACTGAAGGTTCTAAAATCCTTTTGGGTAAAATATGAACGTAAGCTAGAAGCTTTAATTGATGACTTCTGCAAGTATTACCGCCATCAGCGAGGCAAGGAAGTGATATTCTATTACGACAGTACGGCTTTGGGATCAAACTATGCGGTCAATGACGAAGACTTTCATTACGTCGTTGAGCGTGCTTTCAAGGATAGAGGTTGGGAGGTGCGTTCTGTCTATATCGGTAACCCGATGAAGCATATTGAAAAATGGCTGCTCATCAATCGTATGTTTGCGGGGAAGGCAAAGCTCATCCCTCTCTTTAACGAACAGAACAACGAAGATCTGCTTATTTCTGTCCAGACAGCTGGTGTGTATAATGGTGGTAAAGACAAGCGAGGTGAAAAGCTGGCAGAAACAGAAGAAGACCAGCTTCAGGCTAGAACCGACGGTTCGGATGCTTTCGATACGTTGTGTATCGGTTGTGAGCGCTTTCCTCAAATGACCGACGATATCTTCGTGACATCATCAATGTAAGTTTCAATAGCTAATTAGTTTTATATTAAGGTGTAGCCCTGATGACCGTGCAAATGGTTGTCGGGGCTATTTTTTTATGTGCGAGTTGGCGTATACCGTGCATGTAGGGAGGTGTATTGCTACATATTCCGCATTAAATCTGTTAATGGTTGTTAACTAATGCGTAGGGCGGTGGGGGGTCGGAAAACCGACGTCCGCATAAAATGCGGTGTTTTGAGGGGGTAATCGATTGATTGTGTGCTGTTTTTGTATCGGATGAGCGGAAAATCAGAATAAATCCGCCTGTTTAAGCCTGTTTTTGCTTGCTAATTTACTGCTACACAATCTGCTGGCACCCGAGAATTTCCCAAAATTTATCGGGTAGAAAGGTAGAAAGACACTCGATAGTCTTTCTGACTGGCGATGGCGTTCACGCAGCGGCCCACCCACCCCGTTGCTCTCCCTACTAGTGGTATAGCTAAAGCTGTGTATTGTTTGACTGCTCTTCTTTGTCTGCTCTTCGCCAATAATTCGGTATCACTTCCGCTATGGTTTATGCCTTTTGTACCTGCAAAGGTAAATGTTCCGCTTCGTATGCCAAGTTCAGGCGCTGTTCTCGAAAAAATCTCCACCCTCACAGGATTCAGGTAGTATTCAAGGCTCTGCTTTTCGTGAAAACTTGTCTTTATACGCTTCGGAACACCTTTGCTGGCAGGTGTAAAAGGCGAAAACAAACCGTAGCGACAGCGAACGGAATAAAAAAAGCTCAGAGCAGGAAGAGCAGAAAAAAAGGCTCAACTCCCGAGCTCGGCACCAGAATAAATTTTAAGACCATGAAAACCTTTACCGAATCCATGCTAAACCAATGTAGAAAGTACATGTTCAATTTCTTTGACTATCTGCCGACAAAGTACAAAGCCAGTTCAAGAGATTGGCAGGTGAGAAACTTTGTATGGGCTTTCAAGGATGGGAAATGTGCCGTTTCAGCTGCACAGTTGGTAGCAAAGAAAATCCGTGAGCAGTTCGGAGAAGAAACATGTAACATCGTGTTTGCTTGCATTCCTGCCAGTAGCCAGCAAAAAAATGAAATCCGCTACAAGCAGTTTTCAGAGGAAGTTGCAAGGTTATCAGGTGCAGTTAGTGCATACGACCATATCATGGTAGAAGGTGAACGGTTGGCAATTCATGAGAGCAACTCAGGAAAGCATGTCAATAATGTACAGATAGTCAATTTCGACAAGGAATTTTTTAAGGGAAAGAAAGTTCTAGTTTTTGACGATGTAATTACTCGAGGTTATTCTTACGCTCGTTTTGCTTGTCATCTTGAAACGCTGGGAGCTTCGGTTTTGGGAGGTATGTTTTTAGCAAGAACTTTATTTGTATAATAATTTAATAACCAACATTATGAAAGATTTATTCGAAATTTGTGGAGAGTGCAGACATTTGTCAGACAGTGAAGTAGTCTATCAGTTGACGAACAACAGAGAAACCAGTAAACGAGTTAATGAGATGTTATTGCGTGGCGACAATGTGTCGATAGAAGATGTTTGCCAGCTTTTGACACCGGCACGCAGGGACATGGCTCTCGCCGTGATTGAACTTTACAAACGTATCACAGAACGTAGGAGCAGCAAGGTAATAATCCGGCATAGTGAGGACATTTATAACCTGATGAAACCCTATATGGAAGATTTGGAAGTAGAGGAATGTTGGGCAATTTACTTGAACCAGTCTAACCGTGTTGTTAGAAAACAACGTATCTCTGTAGGAGGCATAACCAGCACACAAGTAGATATAAGAGTCATTTTGCGTGAAGCTCTGAAATGTAACGCTACGTCAATGATACTTTGCCACAATCACCCGTCAGGAAACAGCCGACCCAGTAATGACGATAACCGCCTGACTGAATGTTTAAAAAATGCAGGAAATACTATGAATATAAAATTCTTAGACCATGTCGTTTATGGTGATAAAGAATACTTTAGCTATGAGGATGAAGGACGTTTATAAGGGCTGTAAATGGCTGTAGCAGCGTTTTGGGGAGGTGGGTAGCGTAACAGCCGCCCGCCGCCCGATTTTACCGCTTTGTCACTTCGTTGGCGGCAAAATCGGGCGGCGGGGAATAAGGTATTTCGTTTTATACGCCTGAAATCGGCGAGAACCAACGCAATATAATTACAAATATTGAATACGAAATATCTCCATTTTTTCTCAATATGATAGATATAATAATTGGGGAAAGTAGAGAATGAAAGAGCGATAAAGTAAACAATATAAAAATTAATTTCATAACTTTGCATCGGATTTAAGAAAACAAAAGAGTGGCATCCTTAACTTATAAAAAGAAAGTAATATTAGCAATACTTGAAAAATTAGGTCATAGCATTTCTGCAAAAAGCATGCAGAAATATCTGTTTATTTTTTCTCGTATGCAGTCTGGTGACAGAATCTATGATTTTGTTCCCTACAAGTATGGTTGTTTCTCATTCCAGGCTAATCAAGACCTTGTTTCCTTAGAGAAGGGTGGATATATATACATACAGAATACACCAAACTCAGACAAAGTATATTCTCTTACACATGATATGCATGCAATATCAGACTTGAATTTATTCGATTTGCAAATTTTAAACGATATTGCTAACAGATATGGTAAGATGTCACAGGACGAATTGATAGCTTATACTTATCGTCATTGGCCATTTACTGCATTGAATAGCGTAATTAAGACTCGTTTGTTGAATAGTGAAGAATTGGAACAGGTGGAACGTCAACGTAAGAAATATCTAGATGAAACCCCGATGCTTTTTACGATGGGATATGAAGGATTTACATTGGAAAAATATCTCCAGCGGCTTATAACGAATAATGTTCATGTACTTGTGGATGTTCGGAAAAATGCGTTTAGTATGAAATATGGATTCTCAAAATCAATTCTTGAAAAAGCATGTGCAGGTGTAAATATCCGATATATCCATGTTCCTGAGCTTGGAATAGAGTCTAGCAAGCGTCAGAAACTGAATTCACAGCATGATTACGATGTACTTTTCGATGATTATGAAAGGACAACATTGCAGATGAATTGGGAATACTTGTTATCGGTACGTTCTATATTGGATACGGAACATCGGATATGCCTTTTATGTTTTGAGAAAGATCCTAAGCAGTGTCATCGGACGCGTGTGGCAAAAGCTTTGATGGGACTATCTTACAGAGAGTACCAACTCAAAGAACTATTATTATGAAAACAAAAGTTTTAGTAACTGTAAAAACGTACCCTAGGTTATCAGAAAAACATTTGGAAACCGTATGTACTGCTGGTTTTAAAGAAAACGGAGAGTGGATACGAATTTATCCAATACCATTTAGGTTGTTGTATAATTATGATAAGGGGACTTATGCTAAATGGCAATGGATTGAGGTGGATTTAGAAAAGAATCCCAAAGATGATCGTCCAGAAAGTTATCGTATCCGCGATATAGAAACATTGGAACTTGGAAATAAGATTATCAAGAACGAATATAAGAGAAACTGGGTATTGAAGAACAAAATCATCTATCGAAATATGGATGAGTTACTAGAGAAAACAAAGGCAAATGAAATATCATTGGCTGTTTTAAAACCACTAAATGTAATTGATGTAACTTGTGAAAAAGAGGATTCCAGAAAATTTTTAGAAAAGCTTAATAAGATAAAAGCAGCCTATGAAATCAAAAGACAGCAATTAAAACTTTTTGAGGAACAACAGGTTATTCAATATTCGTTTAATTTTGCTGAACAAATTCCTTATAAATTTAAGTATAAGTTTACTACTGAAGATGGAAAGGTTCGTCATCTGATGATTGAGGACTGGGAAATAGGAATGCTTTACCGTAAGTGTAGTATAAATCATTCTCAAGAAGAAGCTTGTAATTTAGTTAGAGAGAAATATTTGAGTATGGCTAAAGAACGTGAGTTGTATTTGTTCCTAGGTACGACCTTTCAATGGCAGAAAAAAAATGCTCCTGATCCTTATGTCATAGTAGGAGTATTTAGTCATTCTAAAAAAATGCAACTTGCTTTTGATTTTGAGTAGTAGAAGTTTATTGTTTAAATGCTTCATATTATCATAAAATGGTTTAAATGAAATATAAGGGAATGAGTAAATAATAAATCGGTTTTTATTCAAAAATATATAGTGGTAGAGTTTCTAGGATTCATATATACGCATTGCATAAGGCGCATATAACGGTTTATTTTATAGTATCTAAATATCTTTTTTGTTTTCATTATTAGGCATATTGTAACTTCAATATATATTAAAATATTTAATTTAATTTGTTTACTTGTTTATCTATTGTATATTTGCATTGTATTAACTTATAAGTTAAGTATGATTCAAAAATATTGTGTGGAACTATTTGACGAGAATGAAAATCTTAACCTCTATACAATACGGTTACAAAATGAGAAGTTAACTGAATTTGAAAAATTTCTTGAGAAGTTCCCTGAAGGTTGTGAATATACGGAAGATGTTGACGTTATTATCAGTTGGATTGAAAAGATAACACAAAAAGGTGCGTTATCTCGATATTTTAAACCTGAAGGAGGGTATGGTGATGGTGTTGGAGCTATTCCGATAGAGGTAAACAATACTATTAGATTATATTGTTTAAGATTGAATGATAATATTTTAATATTAGGAAATGGAGGAGTCAAGGATGCTGGAACTTGGCAGGAAAGTCCGACATTAAGACCTTTTGTAGAATTATTGAGAGATACAAGTCGATTTATAAATACTCGACAGCAAGATGGTAAAATCCTTTTAAATGGTAAAACCATTCAAGGAAATTTAAATTTTAGTAGAAAGATATGAAAAAGAATAAAATGTTTGAAGCACGTAAAAAAAACGTATCAAACGAAGCAAGGGACTTTGTGGATTTTTCTTTTAAAATTGTAGATAGAATTTATGATCTTTTACAAGAAAAAGGTATGACTCAAAAAGATTTAGCTAATAAATTAGGTAAGAGTGAAGCAGAAATTAGTAAATGGATGCGTGGAACTCATAATTTTACAATTTCTACTATAATAAAATTAGAATGTGCTTTGGGAGGGTCAATATTATCTGTTTGTAATAATGTGGTACAACAGAAAGAAGAGCAAACAGTTTGTCAATTATTCCCAATTATCTTATCTGGTTTTTCAACTCCTACATTTGCTCATAAAATAAATAAGTATGAGGACAGTTGTTTCATGTTAAACTTAAATAGTTAATGTTATGTCAGGTACACGAAAAATTCAATTGATACATGTTGCGGAATTAGATTATAATTTAAAAGAAAATCTTATTCCAGAAACAAAAGAAAAGTGTGAAACTGATATAAATCCTGGATTTGGTTTTAAAATTAATATAAACGAAGAGGATTCAACTTTATCGATTGAAGCTACTGCTTTTTATGCAAATAAAGCAGGCGTAGAAGTCGCTAATTCTAAATTTATATATGTATTGTATTTTGAAAATATGGATACAATTATAAAAAAGAATCAAGATGAATCTTCTTTGTATATTCCTGATGAGATTATGGATGTTGTGATTCAAGAGGCTTTTGTAACGGGTCGCATGTTCCTAAGTTCACATGTCAAGAATACAGCATTAAAAGATTTATATTTGCCTTTTAATGGTGCTTCTAGTTTAATAAAGCAGGTTAAGTCTCAAACTAAAAAAAGGAAAAAAGAGACAGAAGATGAAGATTGATTCAGAGTTGATTTGTTGAAAATATATACTTATATATAAGCGGAAACTCTCCAAAAGTTTCCGCTTATTTTTTGCCCTCTTCTAAACATTTTATTACATTTGGACTATTATTTTTATAATAAATTAAATAGGCGCGATAGAATACTAAGTTTAATATATAAACACGAAAAATGAAAAGACTATTTCTACTATTACTGACCATCATGACTTTGTCATCATGTGGATCTTATTATTACCAGGTATACGATGTTGCTTCTAATATAGAAGAGCAAAATGATCAGTATATGATCGAGAACGAAGATTGTGCTATTTCCTTTAATTTTTGGAAACATCTGGGAAATGCTGCATTTACATTTTATAATAAAACCGATGAAAACTTGTATATCCCTTTGGCTTCTTCATCATTTATTATGAATGGTTATTCTAATTCTTTATTCGAGAATGTAGATGTGACTATTTCAATTTCAAAAATAGAGAGTAGAACATATAGAAGTAATGCTACAATTTGTGTAGCACCTCATGCTTCTGTTGTTGTATACGACAAAGCACTTTTAGATCGTATTTACCAGTTCTGTGACGGTAAGAAAGATTATCCGTCAAAATCGTATGGAGAAAATTTTACAGAAGATAATACTCCGATAAGGTTCCGGTATCACATATTGTATTCGTTCAGTATGAATTCAGAGCGGACGAAAGCGCTTGATCCTGCATTTTATGTTTCGAGAATCGAGAACTTTAAGGCAAAGAGAATTCTTGAAACAAAGACTGTAAAGGATTGTAATTCTTATCTGGACACATCATATCAGGCTTTGAGAGGAGAATCCCCAAAACGTTTTTATATTGAAATGCAGTCTTCTGGTATTGGTATGTACTAAATAAAGAATATGTTATGATTCGATTTATACAATTATTGGTGTTTGTGTTTTTGTTGTCATCTTGTGCTACAATAGTGAATTACGAACAAACAACTGTTACAGAAATTACAGATTATACACCGTTGACAGAAAAAGGAATATTTGTGACTGAAGCAAATAATGTGAATTTCGATTATACACCTCTAGGTAGTGTTGTATCAACGACACGAGGCGCTATCCAAAATCTAATGCCGTATAAGGTAGATATGGTAAAGGCTTTTAATTCTATAGCGGAGGAACTGCTTAAGAAAGGAGCAAATGGTTTGATTAATCTGAATATAAGTACTACTTATTTGAGTTCGGCAGCTTATATGACCATTACAGGCATGGCTATTCAAATTAAAAATCCAGAACTCAAACCTGAAAAGCACAAAAAGGTTGTAGATAAGACTTCTTCAGAATGTGTAATTGATGGTATCAAGGCTTTAGTTATCGAAAGACATCCGTCAGGGGTATTTGTTTCGACAGATAAGAAAATGACTTCAGTACAGATTGCTCAATTAGTAGAAAAATTACAATTATCCAATAAAGCGGTACAAATCTTTTTGGCTAATGGTGGAGATAAAGCCTATGCTGGTATCACGGATAATGGATATTACATAAATTATGAAACGAAGGAGTTTATAGAACTTTCCCAAATATCTTTTTAAAGTAATATCAGAATATGATTTTTAATAAGCCATAAATAATTGTTCTTATGAATTTATATTTGATTTTAATCATTGGAATTTTACTGGTAGCTGTTTTTGTCTTAATCTTTAATAATAGCACTTTAAAGAAAAAATATACGGGTATTGTTAGAGAAAGGGAGTCTTTGCATTCTGAGTTAGTTCATGTAAATGATATGAATGCTCATTTAGCAGAGGATAATAAAAAACTTAATTTTCGAAATCAAGAATTAGAAGTTTATTCATCTGCTTTAGATGCAGACAAAGAAGCAGCAGAAAGATTAGAAAAAGCAAAAGCTGAAGCTTCAGATATTGTTTCTTCTGCTCAAGAAAGAGCAGACAATATGATAAACTCAGCCCTACAGGAATCATCTGGCATGATTGCAGAGGCTGAAGAGAATGCCAAAAGCATTATTCAGCAAGCAAATCTTGATTTGGAATCAGCAAAAAATGAGACGTCAGAAATTCGGAAATCTAACCGGGAACTGATACAAAAGGGTAAAGAGGATGCTGAACGTATAAAATCCGATGCAACCAGACAAGCTGCATTAATGCTGGAACAAGCAGAAGAAAAAGCCAAAACCATTGCTGGAGATGCTTATGAAATTGCACAAAAGGCCCAGCACTACGAAAGTGTTGCCAAGGCTATGAAAAATGTGATTGAGGGGTATGGTGATGAATATCTTAAACCTACTTTTTCTTTGTTGGATGATTTAGCAGAAGAATTTGGATATGATGAAGCAGGACAAAGGCTGAAAGATGCAAGAGAAAAAACAAAAATGCTCATAAAGAGTGGCAATGCTTCAAAATGTGATTATGTAGAAATAAATAGAAGAACCACTGCTGAAAATTTCGTCCTTGACGCATTTAACGGTAAAGTGGATTCTATTTTGTCTATGATAAAGAAAGATAACCACGGTATTTTGGAACAGAAAATCCGTGATGCTTATTCTTTAGTGAATAATTTAGGAATGGCATTTAGAAATGCTCACATTACAGAAGTTTATCTCGAGGCACGATTGGATGAATTAAAATGGGGTGCTATAGTCAATGAACTAAAACTTCAAGAGCGAGAAGAGCAACGTAGAATTAAAGAGCAGATTAGGGAGGAAGAGAAAGCACGTCGTGAATATGAACGTGCAATGAAAGAAGCTGCTAAAGAAGAAGATACTATTCGCCGTGCTATGGAAAAAGCTCAGCAGGCAATCGAAAAAGCCAGTGCAGAGCAAAAAGCTAAGTATGAAGCTCAGTTGGCCGATTTACAAGTCAAACTGCAAGAAGCAGAAGCAAAGAACCAAAGGGCTTTATCTATGGCTCAGCAAACGAAGTCCGGACATGTTTATATAATATCTAATATCGGTTCATTTGGCGAGAATGTATTTAAAATCGGTATGACAAGAAGACTGGAGCCATTAGACCGCGTCAGAGAACTGGGTGATGCCAGCGTTCCATTCCCGTTCGATGTTCATGCAATGATTTATTCTGAGGATGCTCCTGGACTGGAAACAGCTCTACATAAATATTTTGTACAAAATCAGGTGAATAAGGTTAACCCTAGAAAAGAATTTTTCAGAATACCTATTTCTGCAATTAAAGAAGAAGTAGAAAAAAGAGGATTAGAAGTCAAATGGACTATGGCTGCAGCTGCATTAGAATATAAAGAAACATTGGCAATTGAAAAATCTATGCTTTCAGACAAAGAAGCAAAAGAAAAATGGTTACAGCAGCAAAATTCCATGGAAGATGTCATTGACAATGATGATGAGACTGAAAAGTAAAACAATTTATCTATGAAGAATTTATTATTAATATTATTGGCTACTTTCATGTCCTTCAATACGATGGTAGCCCAAGATAAAGGATATAAAATTGGGCTTTGGGGAGCTTATAATCAGCATCCAGTAGTAGAAATGAATAAACAGACAACGGATGGTTATAAATATGTAAAGTCCTCACAATTTATTCCCACAGGTAAAAATTCATCCATTGATGAACAAACAATATACGGAATTCGTTTGGGAATGTCTGTTACACAATACTCCGATAGTACTTATTACGATTTAAATGTACTTGTGAATACGGTAAAGGATCATAGCCTTTATATTCTTAAAAATTCTCCACTTCTTATAAAATTGAGAGATGGTGAAATACTTAGATTATATTGTAATGATAAGGAGGAAGACAATATAGGCTATGTTTACTCTGCTATGTATAACATAGTAGAATATAGTGTTATTGCCAATTACAGAATTGATAAGAAAGACATTGAGAAGTTGCAAAAAGGTATTTCTAAAATTAGATTGGAGATAAATGCTGAACGAGTAGATTATGAGTTTAGAATGTACAAACACGATGAGTTAGGCAATTTTTTATATTCGGCTTATGTTATAATAACAACAGCTTTATACAATCAAACTGATTTTGAAGAAGGTTTCTAATTGAATTGTTATGAAGAAAAAAAATATATTACTGATAATAGGAAATGGCTTCGATCTTGAACTAGGTCTTAAAACTAGTTACAAAAATTTTATCGAAAGTGATATATATGATTCTTATTCTAAAATAATTTCTAAGAAGCTTGAGACTCAAAAAACTTTCGATATTAGTTATGATGAAGAAATTAATATCTTCAAATATTTTAAGGATATACTTAGCATCCAAAATTGGATAGATTTGGAAATGGAGATTGGGAAATTAGCTGGCAGATATATGGATTTTTATAATACTGAGACTCATCGTTTAGAAAAACATTTAGCTGTCTCTTCTGACTTTATTATGTCATCTTTTAATGCTCTTAGAGATTGTTTAAATGATTATATTTTAAACTTGGAAGTACCTGACAATAGTCCCAATAACTATGCTTTGCAAATAATGAGAATATTAGGTACAAATAAATATGAAAATGTCCAGATTGTTACATTTAATTATACAGATTTAAATGAAACTACAGGATTTGATATTAAGGTTCCTGTTTATCATATTCATGGCAAGGTTTCAAAAGGTTCTAAAGCAAATCTAATTCTCGGTATCCAGGATAGTGTAGAAGTTGATAAAAGTTTTTCTTATGTTATAAAGTCACATAGCCCATACTATCATTCTTCTCATATAATAGATCTGTTGGAGGACGCTGATGAAGTTATTTTCTTTGGACATTCATTGGGAGAAACTGATTATCCGTATTTCTCTGATTTTTTCCAAATGCAATGCAGAAAAATAGCTCCAGAGAATCGTAAGAAGATAAGGATATTTACATACAACGAAAAGTCTAGACTTGATATATTGTTTCAATTAAGAATAATGAACGATAAACAGACAAGATTATTTTTTGAAAACTCTGATTTTGCATTGTATCGAACAGAGGATAAAATGGATGATATTCAAATTCAGAGATATTTTAAAGAGTTAATTTCTGATTTATCATATCATTAAAATACTTGGTAAACCAAGAAAAGTGCCTACTCATTCTATTCTTAGATGGTTAGGCACTTTTTTTGTCCCTTTCTTTTGCCATTTCAAAATAAATCCTCATATTTGCAATGCTGTACATTTGAATCAGGCGAGATGGCTCGCCAAATAACTTTGCTGCGGGCATTTTTTATGTCCAAGGCATAGCCTATTATATCTTATAGTTCCGTCCCGTGTGGAGTCTTAATGGACCCACGGCCTGATTCAGGTGTACAGCAGCGGGGAGCGGAACTTTTTTTTGTTTCCTCTCCGTTCTTTAACCAACATATTATTTCATTTTAAACTGCTGTACAAAAATGAAAAATCAAATTGCATTGCCTGTTCGCCAGGCAAGAGAAAACCGTATATCGTTATGGCTGAACCGTGAGAATTGTATCTTTTCCGCTCTTATGGAAGAGAGAGTATCAAACCGTCAGGCTGTGCTTGTTTCTCAGGTACTTGCTTCTTTCAGCATTCTCAGCTGTTCCTTCTTTATTCATTGGCTGGCTGCCGTTGCTTGCCTGTGCTGGTTTACCTGTTCCGTTCTGCTTTGCAAGAAAGGAGGTTTGCGATGACCGATTACACGCCACAACCTGCAACGTTTCGCGTAGACAAATATCAGGCATACGAGGATGGTAAAGTTCTGTTTGAACAATACACTATTTTCATGTATGGAAGTGATAAATTATGTTGTACACGTCCGGAGATGGAGCAACTCAGTGAATTGATTCAAACCGCATTGAATGATAGAAAGGAGGCAGATCATGGCAAATAACAAAGTAGAGTTTGACAAATATATCCTTTATCGTTACTTCCAGGAATATCTTCCTGTCGATAAAGTAACAGATGATGTAATCTATAAAACTTCGCAGCAGATCCAGGACGAACTCTCCGATATGGCAGAGATCAGCATTAACGATATCGCCAGGGTTATGGTGGATTTGGGGTATGAGCTTGTCATTTCCCCCGATGGTCGGCCGGCGTGGATCATGCAGCGCAAGTAGCTGTATGAATAAAAAAGGTGTGGCGTCGTAATGATGCTGCACCTTTTGTCTTTTTACCCATTTCCGGGGCTGGGTATCTTTGAGAAAAACAAAGATGTATGCTCACTATTCCCCAAGATATACCCGATTTTGTGCTGTCTTCCCAGCTGGACAATTTTACGATCAGCGCAGACAAACAGGTGGATTTTGTCCTGAAGCAAGGCGATACCGTCATATTGCAGGAAAATTATACGCCGGATGCAAGCAATCAGATACGAATACTCGATATGTTCTCCCTGATGGAACCTTATCTGATTGCGTCACCGTTGCTTCAGTTCAGTTATACGGTTTCCGCTTCCGGAGAAACTTCCATTTCTAAAACCTTCACAGTCTTGTTGTGTCGTTCTGTTGTTCCTTGTTCCGCGGAAGATTTTGTGAATGGCTATTTTCTTACTACCCTGGCGGGACGTGACAAAGTTACTTCCTTTGGCCGGACAGAGACTCTGTACTTCGTCAATGGGCTATTGACTGAGGAAGAGGCAACTACTGGGGTTGCGGCTGAATGTGTATTTGTAAATGATGACAATCGGCTATTAAAGAGAATTGTACCGTTAAGTATTGTAACTAAATACGGTATTTATTCGGTCGACGTATCTCCTTCGAGATTTAACTTGTCAGGATATCATTTGTTACGTTACGCTGTAATGGCTGCTTCTCGGAAACAGATTTTCCATGTGGATCAGTCAGAACCGGAGGCCATTGGTCTGAAGTTCCGTAACTCATTTGGATTGGTAGAAACTTTCTACTTTATCGGTGGCGATACGGTAGAACCGGAGCTTACCCGGAGTGCGTCATACTTTGCCGGTCAGTACAAGACCTATTACGTAGACGAGCAGCGTAAGCACACACTCAATACAGGATATATTCCAGAATCTATGTTCGCTCTGGCAGATGATTTGGCGAGAACTACGGAAGCTTGGCTGATGGACGATTCCGGAGATATCCCGATAACCATTATAGAGAGTGATACCAGCCGGAGCGATGAAGACGATGGCTTGTTTTCATTTACCGTTACATACATCTTGGCTTCTCGCTGTCAGCAGCGGATTCATTTGCTCCCGGAAGTGTTCGATGATTCTTTCGATGATACTTACAATTAAAGCCTATGAACGTAATACATATCAAAGACGCATTGAGGTTGCTCGAGTCGGGGCAGCCTTGTAACCTGAAGTTATGGAAGCTCAGTACAGGCGACATTCTGGAATACCGTGGTGCAGTGTGTGTCGGCTCACATTGGCGCCGGGGTGTCCATCGTGTTCGTCTTCCGGCATCCGGCTTAATCCGGGCTTTCCGCGATATATCTCTATTCGAAATAAACAACATGACAATTTATCTCTAATATGGACAAAACAATTTCACAATACGACGACAACTTCATTCCTGGTGAGATATTCAACATCGAGGTTTCCAATGTATCCGCCGAAATGGCATCCGTTGAGGACAGCAGCTTGGTTTTTGACGAAGACGCGAATATCAGAACGACACCTGTTCCGAATCGGAAAGGCATGGCATATGTAAATTTCGGTGAAGACAATCAGCTTCCTTTTAATATTATCAAGATGATTGGTGTTGATGAAGTGATGAGCCAGAACAAGCTGTTCAATGTCATTACTTGTTATGGTGCCGGTCTGAAGTATATGGACGTTGATATCAAACAGCCGACAACCCATCCCGAAATCAAACGCTGGTTGGTTCGCAACAGCTTGCCGTTGTTCCAGCTCGAGCAGGCAACAGACATGAAATACTTTTTCTTTTGTGTGTCGGTCATTATTCTTTCTCAGGATGGCAAGCGAATTAACCGTCTGGTGCATAAAGAAGCCTGCTATTGCCGTTTTGAGAAGGCGAGAAATGGCAAAATCAATCATGTGATTTATGCCAATTTCCGTGATAATGTTTCACTCCGTCCGGAGGATTACGAAGTCATCCGTCTGCTTGATCCGCGCGATCCGATGGGTGATCTGATGGTACTCATGGGGCGTGAACCTGGGCGCGATGGTGAAACAAGGATTCGTACCGGCGAACGGAAATTCGCTATTCTGGTACGCTTCCCGACACCGGGGTTCCAATATTACCCAATTCCTTATTACACCAGCATCTTCCGGGGCGATTGGTACGATATCAAGCGATTGATCGGGAAAGGCAAGAAGGCTAAGCTCCGCAACCATGCCAGTGTAAAATATCAGGTCGAGGTTCACAAGGATTACTGGCGAAACATCTGTGAAGAAGATCATATCACCGACCCGCTGAAAAAGATGGAGCGCATCAAGAAAGAAAAAGAAAACATCAAGAACTTCGTTTCCGGCATTGAGAACAGCGGCAAGGTTTGGATTACCGGCTACTACATTGATCCGAATGGCCGGGAGGTCCGGATGGTACGCATCAATGTGGTGGAGACCGGCAAGGAGGGTGGTGATTGGAGCGAAGACATTCAGGAAGCCAGTAACATTACTTGCTATGGCGATAACATTCATCCTAATCTGGTAGGTGCTACTCCGGGTAAAGGACAGAGCAACAACTCAGGTTCAGACAAGCGCGAGCTGTTCACGCTCAAACAGGCACTGGAGATACCTTTTCATGATCTGATGAACATACCGCATAATATCGTTATCGAGTACAACGGTTGGAGTGAGAAAGTTTATCCGGATGTTCCCATGGTATTGCTCACTACCCTTGATCAGAACACCGATGCGAAGCAGAAGACAGCTTCGGATCTTGAAAGCAAATCATAAAACGAATCATTATGGCTATCACATTTTCACAAGAGATTTTCGAAAAGATATGTTCCTCTGCCACCCACTCTACGGCAGAGGTATATGACATGATTGCTCCACATCTGGATGACACTCTTCAGAGCATCAACCATGTGCTGTTGGGTGATATGGCAGATAAATTGGAAACCGTTCCAGGGCTCGAACAGGCAGTTACCAAACTGGTTTGTCTGCGTACCTATCAGGAGCAGATTCCGCAGCTTGATTTGGTATTGACTCCGACAGGGTTCGGTGTGGTGTCTAATCAGAATCTGGCTCCGGCTTCGGCCGACAGAGTCAAGAACCTGTTGCAGCAAGTTACCAATGCAGCCGAAGATGCCTACGATCGGTGCTTGGAGCTGCTGGTCGGTACCGACTGGGCAGATACAGCACAGGCTCGTATCAATATTCCCAACCTGATATATACCGCCCGACAGCTGAAGATGTATGTTGAATTCCCCTCTTCAGACGTACATCGTTCCAAACTGAATGAGTTTCGCACGAGAATGTATCAGGCAGAAGAAAAGATCCGGCAGCACGTATCGTCTGAGTTTTTCGATCATATCCTCGAACAGGCTCGGCACAATGCTTTCACAAAAGAAGAAACCGCCATGGCAGACTATATGTGTAAGTTTATAGGTTTTTGTATTATGGGGCACTGGCCGGCTGCAAAGAGCATGCTGGAGCGCATCGAGAATTATGCGGAATCCAAGGTAGAGGTATTTACCAGTTATAAGGACTCCGAGGCATACAAAGTCAAACATTTCCAGACTTACCAGAATGAAAAAGAAGATTCCGTATACTTTTGGGGGTAGGATTCTCGATTTCCGTTTTCCCACTTCCTGGAAGGAACTTAATCAGGAACAGCTTCGGTATGTGTTCCTGGTCATCACGCTGTTTCCACCGGTCAAGGCAAAGACCTATGTCTTTATGCGATTTACTGGAATACGTGTTCGCAGGAGGATTAAAGAAGGCTGGCTGTGCCCTTTCCGTTTGAACTGGCACAAGAAATTGAGGTTCATTCTTCAGGACTGGCAGATCCGTAGCTTTCTCCGGCAGATTGATTTTATTTCCGAGCCCAATGCTTATCCCGTCAGATTGGACAAGATTGGCGGCCGGTATGCTATTGATTCAATGCTGCATGGCCTGAGCTTCGAAGATTACCTTTGTTGTGAGAATTACTACCAGGGCTACTTGTATTCGCAGAACATTTCCCAGCTTAAATCTCTGTATACTTATCTCTATAAGAAAAAGCCGGGCATGAAAGGTTCGTTGCAGGCAGCCTTTTCCCGTATTAAAGAGTACGAACTAGTTTCCGTGTTCCTTTGGTGGGGTAGTATTAAGCTGTACTTCACTTCTCTGTTTCCGCATTTCTTTCAGCCGTTTCACCGTTCGGCCGACGCTGATCAGCCAGAACTACCCAACCTGATGGGTGCGATGAACGCCCAGATTAGGGCACTGACAGGTGGTGATGTTACAAAAGAAAAGGAAGTCTTGCAAATGGACTGCTGGCGGGCTTTGACAGAGCTGGATGCCAAAGCACACGATATTCAAATTCTAAAATCAAAGCAAAATGGACACAAGTAAATTCTTTGACGGCCATACCTATTTCAAGGAGCTGACCGAGAAAAACAAGCTGGCCCAGGCCAACGCCTTTTTCCCATGTTCCTGTAGCGGCATCAATTCTCTTCAGGATGTGCTTGACAAGTTCCGCCGTCAGTCCGCTTTCGTCTGCATCGACGATACCAACGATGCAGCTACCGAACAGATCGGGGGCGGCTGGTTCAAGAAGCGTACCTTCACAGTGTTTCTTCTGATCCGTTACCGCTACGATGACATGACCGATCGTGCGGCAAAGCTGGATATCTGCCGGCAGCTCTTCCGGCAGTTCCATTCCCGTATGATCCGTGATAAATACATATACGAAGATCTGGACTTATCTTTCCTGAATGTGTCCAGAATCTACACCCGTGAACTGGGTGAGTATTTCATATCCGGCTGTACCGGCTTGTACTTCATGGTCGAGCTGACTGAACCGACTGATCTGTGTTATAAGGAGGACGAATGGGATGGCTAAGACAGACAATAACAGACCGGCAGCAACTGACGAAGATCGTAAGAAATATCAGGAAGCCTGGGCGGAAATGATGGTGACAATCTGGCGTGAGAAAATCGAACGGCTGCACGTCATCAATACCTACTCATTGCATCAGCAAATTCGGGATAACGTGATATCATCCACTGACTCTGTATCTACTATCCAGCACAAGTTCCTCGAGTATGGTATCTACCAGGACATGGGTGTTGGCAACGGGTATACTAAGGGTAATGGCGGTGACTTGCAGATTTTAAACCCTATATATCGGGAGGAACACGGGCTTAACGTTCCTCGGAAAGTAGGCCCTAAGCCTGGTGGATATTATACATCTGGTAATCCCCGTAAGCCTCGTGAATGGTTCTCACGTCCCTATTTTGCGTCAATCATGGTGCTGAAAGAACAGATGGCGTACATGTACGGAGAAGAGTTCTGTGGTTTGCTGGTCGATAAAATCGAAGAAGCAAACCATAAACGCAGCACAACACTCAAGTCACGTTTGTATGGGACTCGTAAACGTAAATAAACTTATGTCTTTTTGTAGTATAACTCGGTAAGTTTACTTCGTAAAAAACTCAAGATTATGGCAACAAAAACATTCGAAGAACTAAAACAACTGGCAATACAGATTCGTGATGAGAAAACGAACAAACAGAATACCGCTACACGTATCGGCACACAAATGCTCGAGCATCTTGACAAGCTCGAACAGGACTATTATGACAAAACAGCTACTGATGAAGAACTTCAGGCACGTGATGAAAAACTTACCGAGTTAGAAAAATATACAACAGGAATAGATTATGAACAAACTTTATCATCAAGTAATGTAAATAGCTATTTACAGATACCCTTTGAAATAAAGCAAGGTGAGAATATAAAAATATCATTTGACGCATCTAAAATTACTAATCTAAGTTTTGCAATTGTATATTTATATAAAGGTAGTGAATATAAGTCTTTAGATACAATATATGATAGCAGTGTATTTGAATTTAAAGCAGATAAAGATTATGATTCGATAAAGTTTCAAGTAACTCAATCTCAGGTTTCAGATGAAAAAGCAAATTGGAATGTGTTACTATATAAAGATGGCTCTATTGAAGATAAAGTAAAACAAAATACCGAAGATATTCAACAAAATGCAAATGATATTGATCAGTTAGAAAAATATACAACAGGAATAGATTATGAACAAACTTTATCATCAAGTAATGTAAATAGCTATTTACAGATACCCTTTGAAATAAAGCAAGGTGAGAATATAAAAATATCATTTGACGCATCTAAAATTACTAATCTAAGTTTTGCAATTGTATATTTATATAAAGGTAGTGAATATAAGTCTTTAGATACAATATATGATAGCAGTGTATTTGAATTTAAAGCAGATAAAGATTATGATTCGATAAAGTTTCAAGTAACTCAATCTCAGGTTTCAGATGAAAAAGCAAATTGGAATGTGTTACTATATAAAGATGGCTCTATTGAAGATAAAGTAAAACAAAATACCGAAGATATTCAACAAAATGCAAATGATATTGATAGAATAGACAAGTATAAAATAGGAATAGATTATGAACAAACTTTATCCTCAAGTAGTGTTGATAGTTATTTGCCTACTTCATTTAAAATAAAGCAAGGTGAAAATATAAGAATATCATTTGACGCATCTAAAATTACTAATCTAAGTTTTGCAGCAGTGTATTTGTATACAGGTGACGAATATAAGTCTTTAGGTACAATAAGAGATAGCGGAGTATTTGAATTTAAAGCAGATAAAGATTATGATTCGATAAAGTTTCAAGTAACTCAATCTCAGATCTCAGAAGGAACAGCAAATTGGAATGTGTTACTATATAAAGATGGCTCTATTGAAGATAGAGTAAATAAATTAGAAAAAATAAACTGGGGTGGTACCTTAATATTAGGGGATAGCTATTCGCAATTAGGCAATTATGTAAATGAATTAGGAAAGTTAGTTAATTTAGGATATTTAGTGAACTTGGGTGTGTCTTCGGCATCATTAAAAGATAATTATCAAGATAGAGAAACATATCCATATACATCAAGACCAACATCATCAAATACAGGCAATAACAAAAACACATTTGCTTGTCAAATTGAAAAGTTAAAAAGGCTTATGTTAGGAACCGATTTAGACAAAGGGGAAACTAAAATATATACAGAAGAAACACAATATCCTAATGTTGTATTAATAGAAGGAGGTACAAACGACAGTCCAGATAGTCAAGAAGAAGTTGCTAGATATAAGGAGCAAATATACACATTTAAAAATGGTTATTACAAAGAATATAGTCAGTTAAAACAAGGAAATGTCGTTAAGATAACAGATATTGAATCTATAGATAGAACAATATTTGCAGGAGCCATGGTATATCTATGGAGAACATTGCATGACTTATTCCCTAATGCATTAATCTTTTTTATAACACCATGCGGCTTAAGTTCCATGAGCGGACCACAACTAAATTATTTAGAAAAAGGAGAGCAAATAAAGAAAGCAGCAGCATTATTTTCTGTTCCTGTAATTGATTGGGGTATCAATGGGCGTGTTAATGTTATAACTAATACCTTGCCAGGTAGTGGAACAGAAGATGACCCTTATAACACAACAGCAGCAGGAGAATATTCAAGAGATTCACTACACCCGAATGACAAGGGAGGAAAATTATTAGCATCTGTAATAGCAGAAAAAGTTAACGAACAATTCAAATATATATTTGTAGAGTAACTCGGTAATTTTTCTGATAAATACCCCCTGCATAAGTTGCAGGGGTTGTCTTTTTATGCCCTTCTTTTCCACAATACTTTTGAGAAAAACACAAAATAAACATGGGAAAATATGTAGAATTTATCACACAAGACATCCGCTCAGGCGTGATGATCATCTTTATTTGTTTGGTACTAATTTGCTGCGTTTGTTTGCTGGATTTATGGACAGGAATCGATGCAGCTCGGGCTAACAAAGAAAAAATCTGTAGTCGGCCACTGCGCAAGACCGGTACTAAAATTGTCGATTACTTCAGGTTATTGTTGTTCTTCATTATGATTGATATACTGGGGTTGTGTTTCCCTTGGTATAATCTACCCTACGGAGCGATAATCGGAACCCTTGGCGTGATGATTGTAGAAGGTTTATCCATCATTGAAAATCTTCGAAAGAAAAAGAGTCATGCAGCCGAAGTTGCAGATATGGCCGTTCGCATCATGGAATGTGCTACACCGGATGAAGCTCAAAAGATTATCAGAACGATTAAGGAGGGCGTGAAAAGATGAAACAATTACCACGAGGCCTGAGAAATAACAATCCAGGCAATATCCGCAATTCAGATGCTACCGACTGGCAGGGCGAAGTTCCTGCATCTAAGAAACGAGACAACACCTTCGAAGAATTCGAAGACATGGCACATGGTTATCGGGCATTAATCAAGCTGCTGCAGAACTACCGTCGTAAGTACGGATGTCAGACAATTGCTGACTTTATCAGCCGTTGGGCACCCAGAACCGAAAACAATACATCCGGATACATTTCTCGCGTATGCAAGGAAATGCAGGTGCCGACAACCTACGTTCCGAACGTGGAGGATAAAACAACTATGTGCACTTTTGCTGCTGCTATCTCACAAGTTGAAAATGGTGTACCGGCTATTATGAAAGATGTTGAATCAGGCTGGGACTTATTATGAGAACATTCATTATTTCATTCTTTACAATTGTTTTTTGCTCGGTGTTTCTCGGTTGTAAGACTGGGAAACACCTTACTTCAGACAACCATACACAGATCATTGTGCATGACAAACTGATACCTGTATTCCGTCCTGCTGATTCCGCATCTATCAGAGCCTTGTTGGAGTGTGATTCAAATGGTAGGGTTGTGCTTTCTTGGTTGGATATGGCACAGTCGGAGAATGCACGCCTTCGGTTCAAATTGGATTCTATGGGTAATCTGATGGCGGACTTCAAGGTTCCTTCAGATACGGTTTACATTCCTGGGAAAGATAGTACGGTTATTAAAGAGAAAGTCAAGACAGTAGAAGTTGAGAAAGAGCTTACTGCATGGCAAAGGTTCTGTATCGTATTTACTGTGATTGCGATAATATTCATAGTGTTGTTTGTAGGCTTCAAATTTCGTTCAATTTTAAATTTCTTCAGATAATATGGCAATAGACCAGATAGCGACCGTAGAGGTCCGGGTAAATGGCGAAGAAGCCAAGCAGGAGCTCAAGAATTTGGAGGCAATAGCATCCGGATTAAAAAAGGAGCTGGCTGATGCTTACGAAGCTGGTGATACATCTAAGATCAAACAAGTTACATCCGAACTTCGTAAGACTGAAGCACAGATCAAGACGTTGAAGAAAGATACTACGGCACTTACGGAGGTGATGAACAACCTTGATAAAGCAACGCCGAAAGAACTTCGTGCTACTCTGACGGCCATTAATCGGCAACTGAATAGTGGTTACATCAAGCGAGGATCAGCAGAGTGGAAATATTATCAGCAACAGGCTAAGCTGGTTACAGCCGAACTTCAGAAAATCAAGACGGAGGTGCAGGAAACCGAGAGCTGGATTTCTCGTTTCAATAACGGGCTGACGAAGTGGGGAGGTTTGTTGGCAACTGGTGCAGCCACTATCACGGGTGTATCTATGGCTTTGAATACCCTTCGTAATAACCGCGACTCCAAGGAATCCTCTCAGGCAGAGCTGAAAGCTTTGACTGGGTTGGACGATTCATCTATTCAGTGGCTCACCGAACAGGCAGAGAAACTTTCTACTACCATGGACGAATCCGGTTTACGTATCCGCCAGTCATCCGGCGAGATCCTTCAGGCATATATGTTGATCGGTTCCAAGAAACCGGAGCTTCTGAAAGACAAAGAAGCACTGAACGCCGTTACCATCGAAGCCATGCGTTTGGCGGCAGCTGCAAAAATTGATTTGAAGGATGCTGTAACGGCAACTACCGTATCTCTGAATATGTACGGTGAATCTGCTGATCAGGCGGCACGTTACGTGAACGTGTTGGCCGCTGGTTCTAAAGAGGGGGCCGCTGATGTATCTGCCCAGGCTGCCGCAATCAAGAATGCAGGTGTGGCTGCGTCCGGAGCAGGGGTGAGTATCGAACAGCTTGGAGGCACAATCCAGATGCTAGCGGAGAAAGGACTGGAGGCAGAACCAGCCGGTACGGCACTTCGTAAGTTCTTCCTGGTATTACAGACTGGGCCGGATGAGACGAATCCGAAAGTGGTTGGGTTGCAGACTGCGCTCGAGAACCTGAATAAAAAGTCACTGTCGGCTGCACAGATCCAGACTATGTTCGGTGAAGAAGCTTATTCTGCCGCTACCATTTTGATTGATAATGCGGATAAGGTACGTCAATATACCGAAGCTGTGACGGATACCAATGTCGCCATGGAGCAGGCAGCCATTAACTCTGATACCAACGAGGCTAAGATGGCGCAGTACCGCAATAGCATTAAAGAGGCAGGTATCGAGCTGATGGAGCGGCTTAACCCATCGTTGTCACTCCTGACCGGATGGACTACGAAGATCATCGTGGCTCTGCCTACTTTGATTGACTGGTGTATTAAATATAAGTCAGTTTTGATTGCATCCGGTACGGCTTTGGCGGCATATAATATAGCTGTGAATGCTGCCACCATCTATACCAAAGCGTATGACCTTATTGTAAAGGTTGCGACTGCATCGACAAGCGGTTTTAACAAAGTGTTGAAACTGAATCCGGCAGGGTTGGTATTGGCTGGTATTACCGCACTGGTAGCGTATATCACTACCAAGTTGATTCCTAGTACCGATGCGGCGACAGAAGCACAGCGGAAGTATAACGATGAATTGCAACGTACCCAAGAGGAACTCAAAAAGTATCAAAGTATTGAGGATAGGTTTAGCAATATTGATGCTTTGAATAACCGGCAGCGTCAACAGTTAAAGTCTGATGCAGAGTCAGAGCTGTCAGTCATAGAAGATAAATTGTCAAAAGAAGTAATCGCTTTTCGAAAATATTATGATGAACAAAAGAAGATCATCGAAGAAAGGAAGGATATTGACGAATCTCAGCGTCAGGCTTTGATTCATTCTTTGGACAAGCAGGCGAGTGATAAGGCTGCATCTCTTTTGGAACTAGATCAGCGTCAGAAGAATTTGAAAAAAATTATCAGTTCTATACCAGAGGATACGAGCACTACCGTAACTACAACGGTTAAGACCAATGAAGAAAATGTCAAGACGACAAAAGAAAATCCTCAGGTAACGGCAGAGAATAAACGGTACTATGATGAACTGGCAGACCTGAAGAAGTCGTACCTCGCCAGCGACGAGATGACGCAGCAGGAATATAGTCAGTTCATGGAAGATCTGGAGATGCGTCACCTCGAGAACATGCTGACCATTGCCGGACTAGAACCAGAGAAACGGCAGCAGATCGAGCAGAAGATCCTCGAAGCACGAATTAAGTACAAAGAAGAGTGTGAAAAATTGGATGAAGAAGATGCTAAAAAATCATCCGAAGAAGCGTTCACCAGGCTGGAGAAGCAATACCAGTTGGAGATAGAGAAAGCTACGCAAAAACATTATGACGGTTTGTCATCCGAGCAGGAATATCGTCAGCAACTGATGGACATTCAGAATGAATATTATGATCAGGTACTTTCTTCGTCCGAAATTTCCGAAGAAAAGAAAGCTGAGATTATTGACCAAAAACAAAAAGAGAGTCTTGAAAAATCCCGTAAAAATTATGAAGAAAATCAGCGTAAGGTAAGAGAGCAGCTTTCATTTGCGCAAAACATCGGACAACAATTTGGTGAAGCATTTGCGGAAATGTTGACAGATTCAGAAACATCTTTGGGCGACTTTATGAAGGAAACTCTAAAAATCATACTGGATAGTCTTCAGAAGATGATGATAGCTTATATTGCTGAAACACAAATGAAGAATATAGCTACTTTGGGACTGGTTGGGATTGTTAAAGCTGCTGCTGAAATAGCATTGATTACAGCTGCATTTCAGAGTGCAAAGGCTATAATCAGTGGATTTGAAGAAGGCGGTTACACCGGTACTGGAAGACACGATGAACCCAAAGGTATAGTCCATGCTGGCGAATTTGTCGCTAACCGTTATGCCGTGCAGAATCCGGCTGTTCGTCCGGTTCTGGACTTAATTGATCAGGCGCAGCGGAACAATACCATCGGTAGCCTGACAGCAAAAGATGTTTCTGCGGTCTTATCGGGTGTTGCATCGACAACAAACAATACCTACTATCAGCAAAGTGTACCTACTGATAACGGAATGTCTGTTATTATGCTGAAGGCGGTAAAGGTTATTGATTCACTTAATAAGAGATTGGATGAACCGATCTATACATATACTCGGGCTACTGGCAAGATGGGAGTAAACGAAGCTCAGGACTTGGTGGCTCGTATGAAAAACAATGTATCAAGGAGGATTAAATT